ATTCATATTTGTAACAGTTGTACGATTACTTGTTACAATATTTGCTCCAGCTGCACCTGCACCGGTCTTTTCTGCAATTTCGCGTAATATACTAGCACTCTCTTGTAGCAAACCTATCTGTGTCTCGAGTAAATTATTATTAGTGTCTCTCAAGGACTTAATTAAATTATTACCATCTAAAGAAGCTTTAACAATATCACCTGTACCCATCGCCCCCATCGTAGAATTATTTTCCAACATCTCCATCGTAGATTTGTTATTCTTAATTGTACCGCTTACTTCAGGTACGAACAGTTCTGGGCCCTCCTCTCCTACTAGATATTTTTGATTTCTCTTAACCGGTCCGCCGCGTCTTCTGGGTTCCGGAGCCTCACCATCTAAAACTTTTACAACTTTATCAGGTAAGAATCTTCTTGTAATTTTTTTAAGCCATTCAGCAGTTCTCGCCCACCCTGCCTTTAATCTTTTCATCATACTTTCTTTAAGAGCATCCACCATGCTTCTCTCTTTACCGTCTTCTGATGCTGGACCTGCTTCTTCGCCATCTTCAGTCGAGGCCGCTTCACCATCTAAAGCTTTTATAACTTTATCAGGTAAGAATTTTCTCATAATTCTTTTAAGCCAATTAGGCGTCCTTAACCACCCTGCCTTTATTTTTTTCATCATACTTTCTTTAATAGCTCCCACAATGCTCTTCTTTTTAGTAACTTCACCGGTTTCAGGGTCTACTTCTTCCCTTTCACCAAATAAAAAGTTAGCCAAAGATTTCATGAACGGTATAGCGAAAGCCATTTGGGTAAAACCTTCTTTAAAATCTCCTTTAAATACTTTACCCACGCCTGTCCAGAACTGAACCAAGTTTTTAATAGGAAAATTATTCATTATTTTATCCTTTATTTTACCGAAGAATGCACCTATACCACCTGGCGCACCCGCTGGTTTAACTTCACCCTCTTTGCCTTTTTTCGAGTCAAGGAAAGCATTAAGCACGTCTAACCCTATTGATATACCAGTACCGATACCCGGAAATAAAGTTGCAATACCAGAGGCTACATCTATTAACCCGCCTATGAGATCGCCTGATTTAAATCTACTAATAGCGAACCCCCATGATATGAGCGAACCGATACCAGGTATACGCTTTAAGATCGGCTTTAAAAGCTTACCGAAAAGTTTAGTAATGGTACCAAATAGACCTTTACCGGCAGCCTTACCACCTAACTTCTTAAAAGGGGCAAGCAAAAATTTACCTATACCTTTTAGAAAGTCTGTAGCTTTTGTAATAACGGTTTTGAAGAGACCTTTAGGTAAAATTTTAGCGAACATCCCAGTAAATTTACCAATTTGCTTGCTGGCCATTTTCTGGAACAATTTAACCCCGCCTATAATACCACCTTTTGCAAGGATCTTTAAAAGACCCTTTAAAGGACCATCTGACATTAAGCCGGTCACTAAAGCAGCTAAACCACCGAGAACTAATAACGCGGGCCCTATAAGTTTCTTAAGAAAGCCCGTACCACTTTTACCAGGATCACCATCTTTACTATCTTTCGATCCTGGATCACCACTAAGTCTACCTAGGTCTTGCTCTGCTTTCTTACCAAAATCAGTAACTATGACAGGTTCAGCCTTCTTAACGACCTGTCTCGGAACCTTCTTCTCTGACCCACCTGCAGTTGCCGGTACCTTCTTACCTAGTACCTTTTCGAGTAGAGATAGTCTTTTATCTGTTGAAGATGATACTTTAGTTATTAAGGATAATGCATCAGCTAATGTTGTGTCAGCCATACAATTATTTAATAACTAATCTAAAGTATAAACAATTCAGGCGTGATATCAATTAATTTTTCACTCTTAATATCCTTGGTTAGACTAGCCTCAAGTTCCCTTACTATATTAATATACTCAGTAACTTGTTGAAAGTGTATGCTATCGATACTCTCTATTAGCTTCAAACTCTGAACCAACTCTGTATGAAGCTCTACTTCCTTTTCATTAATTTGTATCTTTTTAATGAATTTTAAAATCTCACATGCATACAAATCGCCTATTAGATTTTTTAATTTATTTTCGTCAAATGTAACGTTTTTATATTTGTTTAAGAGATGTGTATTAATAAAATTATCGACATTTAAATCCGGCGCTTCAATAAAAAATGTAAAGTTACCGGTTGTAATGGTCTTAGGCTCAATATTATATTCAATATCTTTATTCCTCTCTAACAAATCAGCAATATTAATTTCATTATCGTCTATACTAATAGTCTCCTTGAGATGTTGCCTTAAAGCTAAAGTTAGATTCACTCTATCAACAGTGTTAAACTTCTTAATATCACCTTGAATATTGTCCTTTAGAATCTTATAGAATGTATTATTGAAAAACAAGACGCCGAGCGTTGTATCAGATGTAGATTCAATTACCAATTTTTGCTGAGCTAGTGTTAGCGGCAAGAGCTCTATTTCTGTACTAGTCGATGGTGCTGTCACCTTAATCGTATCTCTCGCACTCTTAATCTCCTGTAAAATATCTTTAAACTTATCAGACATAGAAATATTTATATCGTATGCTTAGAATAACAACTACTTCTCAGACATCGATTTATTTTGTTCTTCTCGTTCCTTATTAAGATGGTTTAAAAATATCTTGAGCTCCGGGTAGGTGTAATTTTTAAAATCTTCTGATTTTAAGTCAAGGTTTCTTACACATATATACTCGAAATTTAATAAAGCGAACAGATCTTCGTATAATACATTCTTAAGAAATTGTAGAATATACTCTTGGCTATATATATTAATACGTAGGTCTTTAAAAATTTTAATATCTCTACCTTTAAATATTTCAAATACTGTCTTGTATATATCTGTAATAGATAGTGATGTTTCGCCTAGCAGTTGGGTTTTCTGCTCTATAGATAGATCTGTAACATCTGTACCTCTAATTTTCACCAAACACTGTGCAATGTATTCATCATAACTTTTTGCATAAAAATTAACTGGACTCGATAGTGTCAATATATCATAGATTATATCATCATTTTTAATTTTTTCATCTGCAATTATAGCTAGATCCAGACTTATTCGCTTCCCATCGTTTGAGAACACCGCTTCTTTACCTAGTACTGTATTTCTTATAGCTATAATACATTTAAACTTGTCGATAATATTAAGCTCCTTCGAGGCTGTTACATTTTCACTAATAATATACTCTAAGCAATTATTAATATCTTCTATTTCATCTGACATTAACATCTTACAGATATTTTTATATTCAAAAAAAGATATCTCTCTAAAATAAGCCTGCTCATGTGTTAACTGTACAGGTATTTTATTCGTGATCATTAAAATAATTTATTAATTAAATCAGGTAATGGCAAGTAGAGGTTGTCACTAACCGTGTAGTGGCTATAGTACCATTGAGACGTGTACTGCTCCATTTGCTCAGCATCGTATGTAAGGTTTCTACTAGAAACACCCGTCGGTACACAGTTATAAAAATTCCAAACCTTTCTCGGAATTTGGGAGACATCTTGATAGGATCTAGTATACTGTAATACTGTTATGTTGCATCTAGGGTCCAGTTCCGGTTTATTTTTTTCATCTCTCGCAACCATACCAGCATGGCTAGCCATAATGACCCATGGCCGTATAACATGATCAATGAAAGATGTATTAGTTTCTCTGAATTGCAGCGTTAAGGGGCTGAACTCTGATCTATTACCGGAGATTCTACCGGGAATGAATCCTCTGTTATTAGGGATAGTTGCAACGCTTGTCTGTAAGACGTCGTCCGGGATATCTGCACCTTGCGCAAATATACAACCTACAACACTCTGAGCTGGGTAAGAAGTTAAGAACGATTTAGCTCTATCAATATCAAATCCCTTTTTGTCTCCCTGTGTTGGCTCTAAGCCTTGTAGTATATCTGTATTTAACCCTACCGGGAATCTATCTACAAGAACAACCCATTGCGTTCGTAACGGCACTGCCCCTACCCACGTCGCCATAGAATTAATAAAATAATCTCTAAAGCTAACTAACGGTACACCAGGTATATTCATGCCAAATAAATTAATATTTGGCTGTGCCAACGTACCACCTAAAGCGCCTTTTGTTAGATTGGATACCCCCTGTATCGCATTACTGGCTGCATTTAATATACCCATATCTAATATTTAAGCAAAAAAAAGCCGTATCAAAGTACGGCTTAGTTTGAAATGTTTAAATACTACGCAGTCTTTCTATAGTAGTGGTATGCAATAGTAACCGTAAATGTCTGTACGGCGCTATCAGCAGTCATATCGTAGGATAATTCCCCGACTGACCTGATGCTACACCCAACTAGCTGGTATTGTGAAATTCTGTTTAATTCCTTATCAAGCTGAACAAGGTCAATAACCGAATCAGCACCCGGGGTAAAGTAATTACCAGTCGAGTTTTCATCGTTAAAAGTGTCACTCATTACTTGCTGAAATTTATCATATAAGTTATACGATTCATCAGCTCTAAAAGTTAAAGTATAACCGGCAGAGTTTTCATACTTAACGGTACCAGGTACGTGAAATTCTAATCCCATATAAGGTACCGATACGTCTGTTATAGTTTTACCTGGTAAAGTAGCTGTCGTGACATAAACTAAATCTTCTTCACCTATACTAACACCACTACCTCCAAAGTCAATATTTAACACTCTAAAAAGATTGTTTCTTGCAAAATCTTTAGCTTGAGCCTGTGTATAAAAATCTTGTATCGTTTGTTTAACGTCTGCCA